TTTTGCCGCCGTTGAGCCTGTTCATTACTTGGTCCCTATCTAGTTGAGCAAACATAGCCATATTTGTTATTAATTGCTGGTTAGCTATTCTAGTCATGTCCATCTTAGCTGCTAAACCTGTTTGTTCTTTTTGTTTAGGTAGCACCACTGGTATATCACTAAACATATCGCAGAAGTACAAAGTAATACCTGTGTCTTCNANGGTAGGTATCATATTANCCATTTCTAAAAAAGACCTTGCGAGTCTATCTAGTTTAGTTGCTACTATCACGTCATTAGCGTCCATGGTGTCAGTCAGCCCTCTGGATCCTGGTCTGTCCATAAGAGCTTTCATGCCGCTTACACCAGCGTCTACAAAAAACTTATCGACAGGTCTGCCGCCAAACTTGTTGGCTACAAACTCCTCGATAGATCTTTTTTGCTCTTCTAGTGAAGAGCCGTCTTTAACTTGCTGCTCAGATGATACTCTGATATAGCCGTAAATATTATTTACTTGTTTTCTTGGTTCAATCATGCTGCGTACTCCTCAAAGGTTGGTTCTTTGCCTCTGTGACTTCGTATCTTACATCTATCAGAACAAAACACTTTAATTCCCTTTTTTCTTGTATCTATAAGACTCTTATTGCATTGCTTGCAATTAGAGGGAATGGGAAAGTCATAATTAAAACAAAAAAGAAGCAATGCAGATCCTAGGGTACTGTGCTCCACAAAAAACTTTTCATTTTTAGGATTAATGTTTAAGTTAAGCTGGCTCATAAGCAGTCGGCAATCATCTTTTAAGATAATATCTTTATTGTTTTTCTTGTTTAGGTTATCTTTTATGAAATTAAATAGCCCTAGCCAAATATATGCTCTTTCACCTGCCACTATATCTTTTGGGTTATTTATGGAAAGAGGTCCATATTTGTTTACTAACTTTAAGAAGTCTGTTCTATTATACAAATACCACTCATGCCATTTGTGATTGGTAACATCTTTTTCTTTTTCGGTAATCAAAGCTNTGTTTTCTTCAATAAATTTATATATATCAAGATATGCGTCTTTAATATTTATTTTTTTTACTTCGCAATCTCTTCCGTTAGGTGTAACCCATGATTCAAGGCCATCGTCTGCTAATCTTGTTCCCCAAGTATAGCCAGAATCTGCAACTAGGCTTTGAAAATGTTTTTGTTTTTTATCAAAGGGTATATATCTATTTCCTAAAATACGGTGTGTCATGCTGCCTCCCATTTTGTAAACTGAAAATGTAACTTACCAATTTTTAATTTTGGACCATAGTGTTCACAAACTTCAAAATTAAAGAATGGAATAGTGTACTTGGATTTTCTTTTGGTAAGATCTATCCAAACAAAAAATGACCATGAAGGTTTTTTCCAATTAATTTGAAATCCATATTCTTTCTCACGGCGCATTGGTTTTATTAACTCAAAGTGTCCTGGATAATTCATGCTGCTAACTCCTCAAAAGAATCCGAAGCAGCAATTTGATTCCACTCTGTTCTTGAGATTTTGGTAAACTGCTTCCTTCCTGATAATTTAAGCCAAACCCATTTGTGGCCTATACTTCTAACTTCCATTACGGTGCGGCCACATTTCCAGGCTCCCATTATCCAGTTATTAAAAACATATTTTTTATTCATAGCGTTCTCCTGGTAACACCGACATATTCATACTCTTTATCTTTGAGCTCGAATGTGGTCATCACTTCATTAATTACATAATTCTTAAATCCAAGTTTGTACAGAGTTGTTTGGATCCAGGTCATTTCGCAATTGGTTGGTATGCCAGTTGCTAGATGTGTAAAGTTCATAGCTGTTATTTTTATCATTTTTTCTCCTTTTCAACTTGTAACTATTCTAGCTACATTACAAGGATACTAAATTAGCAAATAATTGCAAGTGTTTGCTAAAAGTTGTAGTATGGGTTTAACTTTATAAGGAGTAATTATGNAAATGTATGAAAAGTGTAAAATAAAGAACCAAGCAATTTTTGGAACTTACTACGGCCTTGTTAAAGAAGACGATAGGAAGGCATGGTTTTTTGATGAGGAGCTTGGTAAATTGGTAAAGATAAAAATAACCAGTTTGGAGGCAATGGGTTATGAGTGAAGATGAACGTCTAAGTCAAAAGGATATGGTGGCAGCAAGATTGCGAGATCTGAGCGCAAAGCAAATTGAAGACCTCGAAGATCGTTTGCCGCATATTACTAATTTGTTGGAGAAGGACCAAGTGTTAAAAGAAATTGATGCCCTGGAGCAAATAGCGGACGAAGCCAACAAACGCGCCGAAGAAATAATTTCAGAGTATTACCAAGAAGAGAATACAGTTTCATGGGGAGTAAATGATGAAAAAAGAAATGAAGATTGAAAAAGTTGAACAATTGATTGAAGGCTATAAAAATATTTATGTGCCAACTTTTAAGGAATGGTACCATGTCAATTCAAAAGGGTACAAATCAAGAAACGATAAGCCTTACACGATTAATGAAGCAGAAGAAGTTTACGCTGCTCTATTAGAGTCTGGTTTTGTATTTTCCTTATTGGAATGAGTAAATATGAAAGTTGCATTTCCAAACAAAAAGTACAACATAATTTACGCAGATCCACCTTGGCAATTTAGTAGCAGAATACATCAAGAAAACAGAGGCTTTACACATAGTCTTGAAAAACATTACGACACTATGAAAGAACAAGACATTTGCGATCTGCCTGTTAAGGATATTGCTGATGATGATTGTATTCTTTTTATGTGGGTTACTGATAGCCACTTACAAGAAGGGTTAAAAGTTATAAAATCTTGGGGATTTAACTATAAGACTATTGGCTTTACATGGGTTAAGCACTACGCTAGCGGTTCAACTTGCTATAATTTTTCTCCATACCTTTTGAAATCAACAGAAATATGTTTGATTGGCATGAAAGGTAAGTTAGTAAACATAAAAGAAAGAAACGACATTAAAGGTTTAGTTGCAGATATTAGGACTAAACATAGCAAGAAGCCAGAAGAGGTTAGAAAAAGAATAGAGCAAATGTGCAAAGATCTACCAAGAATAGAACTTTTTGCCCGACATAAAACAGACGGTTGGGATGTTTGGGGTAATGAAGTATGAGTAAAAAGAAATTAAACGATAAGGATTATTCTTTTTCCGACGGTCTTTACACCGTAATGAAATCTTTTATGCCAGAAGACACTGTTGCACAGCTGGAGAAGCATTGGATGCAAAATCAAAAACCATTAAATATGTTGCAGGACATGAATCCTAAACTTTATAAACAATTGATTGAAGACTTTAAATCCAGGAAAAAAGAAATCCTGGAGGAAAAATCAGGCCCTAGGGATCCTAACGAAAAGGCGGACCAGTAAACCAGGCAACCACTACATAGCGCTCACCCTTAGTGATTTTTCTTACTTTGTGTAGGATAAAAGAACTAAAAGCCACCACATCACCTATCTTCGGCAACGTGCAATTAGCACTTTCACTGGTACGAAAGCAAAGTTCGCCGCCTTCATAACCATCGTTAAGCAAAAGACTCATTGAAATTTTGCGTAAAGCTGGTGTACCTTCTGGGCCAATGTCTATGTGGTAGTTATAACCATTGCTCGGTGCTTTGTATCTTATAATCTGCGCCTTTTCTATGCCATTTATGTCGTATTTAAAGTATTTGTTTACAGACTTGGCTATTTTGCTGAGGATCTGATACAGGCGTTTTTGTTCTGGTTCGATAAAATAGATCTCAGCATCGCGTACGTTCTTATCTGTCTGCTCTTTATTTTTTTTATGAATCTCAGCCTTTACAGGTTTACGGTCTATTATGTAATCCATAAACAAATCTACATCTTCTTGGCTGACAGCCGTACTTGTCACGCCGTGTTTAGGTAGAATGTCTTTGCTCATGGTGTGTCTAATATTTGCTGCACTGGTATTTTGTCGGATTCTGTGTCTATATGCCATGGTTCGCATGACTCGGAACAACCACCAGAAAGTCGGGCATAATGTTTGTCAATAAAGAACTCAGTGCCTTCCTCAGCCATTTTTCTTATATCTTCAACAGTACGAAATCCTCGAAAGAATTTTATTGAGTTTTGATCTTTCAAAACCCCATTATTTAATACTTTTTGCGCTATGTTACCCGTACGTCCATGTATTTTTTCCATTCTTTCTGGGAAATCAAAGGCTTCTGGATTCTCTTTCATAACTGTTACCAGCTTAATATAGGATTTTTTCCAACACCAAACACAATTACCGAAATGTTCAGGGATCTCAAGATCAAAGTCTTGATCTTCCCACCAATCAAGCACATCATCTTTATCAGTACCCCATTCGACTAATGGGTATATAAAATTATTATGCTCCGCGTTCTTTGATCTTCGGTGTGCTTCATCAGCCCTAATGCCGATTGCCATGACTCTATTACTTTTATCCAGACCTCTTTCTTTCAAATAGTTTTTAATGGGATTCTCTTTTAATTCTCTAGTGCAATGTCCAGCTTTTGACCAAGGTATGCCATATTTTTCAATTACTCGTTCAAAAGGCTCTCCTTTGCGTGACGCAGTTTTAAAATTAACTATTTTTGCAGTTGAGCTTGTCTTGCCTTTATGTGTTACGGCCTCTATCCAGACAGTATTGAAACCAAAATGTTTGTCGCAGTTATTTATGAACTCTAAAGTCTTTTCATGCTCTTGCCCTGTATTAGCAAAAATTACGATGACATCTTTCCATTTGTGTTTTTCTTCCAGTAATTTTTTGGTTAGATACCCCGATGTGCGACCGCCACTAAATGATATGACTAAAGTTTTTTGTAAATTTATTTTCAAAATTTTTTCTTCCAGGAAGTTTCTTTCCTTTTTTGTTTTTGTTCGTCCACCATTACTGTTGTTGCCCATGCAAACCAAGCAGAAAAAATTAGCAGCAGGAGTNCCGTTATGCAGTTAGCTATTTCTGACATCTTGATAACGAGTTTGTCAGAATTTGCAGATAATTGCAAATGATTAAGAATCATTTTTTTTGGTGATTCGGTGTATCAAACTTAGTTAAAACTGTTCGCGCACACAGCGCAGCCATTTAGGGGTGTAGGGCCTAAATATTTATTAAATTGCCAGTAAAAAAGCGGATCCTAGGGACTCCTATTGTTGTGTCGTTACTGTTGTGCTCACAATGTATGCAAGTTTGCATATAAATGCCATTAATTATAAGCTCTGAAAGCCTTTATTTATAAGGGTTTCAAGCGACAACTTTTTTTCTCTGGGATTTTCGCTGTAGAATCAAGCGACGGCGATTATGTAGTTTATTTTCTATTTATCTTTAGGCGAGTAGGTTGAAGGATCTGCACCGAGTAATTGACCTAACCTTTCCTTGATTTGTTCCTTGCTCATCTTCTCCAGGTTGGCGTTAATGTTAATGTTCTGAGATCTATTTACAGATAAGCCACCGAGCTGATTAAGCTCTTTGATTGCTGAAACCGCTGCGTTAAGTGGTCCACCTTCGTAAGCTGATTCCATTATCTTCCACAACATTGTGCCAGTCTTTTGTGGTGTGATTGCATACTTATCTGCTAACTCATCTTGTTTAATTCGTATGGCCTTAACCACATTCGGATAGTCTTTGCCATTCAATAGTTTATTAGAGGATGCACTGGGAAACTCATACCCAGCTCTTCGAGCTGCTTCGGTTTGACCACACGCACCTTCGGTGTAATGCCAGACAAAGCTGGACTG